CAGCGCGACACCGAGCCAGCAAGTTGCGATCTCGGGGCAGGCGAGCATGGTGTTTGGGGCGAGCGGGACGTTGCTTGATATCAGCGAAGTGGTCATCGCGAACCGACGCCGATTCAAGATGCGTGCGACGCCGAGCCGATTCTATTTTCGTGGCGCAGAGTGAATGGGAGCCATGAGCTGCGAGACAGTTACATTTCGGCTGCCGAGTGTCGTCAAGGACCCGGCCGAGAGTCTGCCAGTCCTGTTCGACGCATACGACTACTGCGTATCGTTTTGGACGCGCGACGTGCCTGTTGCGCTGGGGGCGTTCATTCGCTTCAAGCGCGGCACCGGGTTTTCCTACGAATGTACGGTGGCCGGAACGACGGGATCGAGACAGCCGAGCCCGACAAGTGCGATCGGGACGACGTTCACGGATGGGTCGGTCACATGGACTTGCAGAGCGGCGGATGTGAACGGCATCAGTCCCATCAGCTCTCCGCAAGCGCTGTCGGACCCAACGGGGTTAACGATTACGAGTGTCGCGGCACAAAACTCGCGCGAGATCATCGCCACGTATAGCGGCGGTGAGCTGGATCAGGACTACGACGCGGTGTTCACGTTCATTCTGAACGGGCTGCAGCGTGTTGCACGGCAACGCGTTGAGGTCAGAAAGCAGTGAGCGCCGAGAAGGAAGAGCAGATCGTGCGCATGGCGGTGGAGGATTGATGCTCGACTACGTCGTCACGGGCGATGTGTCGAAGATAACGGCGCATCTTTCGAGCCTCGCGCAGCGGCAAGTGCCGTTCGCGACTGCATCGGCGCTGACGAAAACCGCGAAGTTCGTTCAGCAGAAAATCCGTGAAGAAATGCCACGGGTCTTTGATCGACCGACGCGGTACACGCTCAATTCGACGTGGGTGAGATCGGCAACGAAGACGCGCCTTTGGGCCGAAGTGAAGATCAAGGATGACCTGGCAACGCGCGCTGGCGTTGTCCCGCCCATCAAGTGGCTGGCCCCGCAGATCTACGGCGGCAGTCGCGGGCACAAGGGATTCGAGCGAGCGCTTCAGCGCATTGGCAAGATGCCGCCCGGGTTCGCGGTTCCAGCCAGCTCGATGCCGCGAGATGCGTCCGGCAATGTCAGCAAGGGCCAAATCGTCAAGATTCTGGCGGACCTGCAAGCGCTGCGAGACCCGCTGGACAGAGCGACAGACAGGTCAAGGCTGAGACGCCGACGCTCACGGACTAAGCGTGCGCAGTTCTACTTCAGCACATATCCGGTGAACTGGCGTACCGCGCACCTGAGGCCCGGCATCTACGTGCGTACAGAGTTCGGGTTCGGCTCAAGCATCCGGCCCGTCATACTGTTCGTGCCAGCGGTGCGCTATCGCAAGCGATTGCGCTTCTATGAGATCGCGGACCAGTCAGCGCGGATGCGATTCCCGGTCGAGTTCGCGCTGGCCATGCGCCACGCGATCGCAACGGCTAGGACTTGAGACGCCTGCGTATTCCCCAGCCGCCCAGCGCCACGAGGCCAAGGCCGAGTAGGATGAGGAAGCCGGACTTGTTCGCGATGCCAAACACAAGCGAACCGAGACCAGCGAGTTGCAGAAACCATGCGGCGGGCTTTGTCATGGGGACAGGATTACCGAATGCCCTACGCTAATCAAGAGCAGAGGCGGGCATGGTATGCACGTAGCCCAGACGCAAGGCGGAAAGCCTCGCTGAATTCCAAAAACTACCGCCATAAGTCGCCAGAGGCGAGGGAACGATGGCGGCAATGGAAGCGCAATGCCAGGGCCAAGAAGGGCGCAACTGCGCTCAGCCTCATCCGAGAGCGCCAGCAGGATGGATTAGCCGCGCAGAACGCTCGGCAGGCATGGCGGTGGTGGCTGAAGAACGCGCCTGATTGGTGGATGCGGGGCTACTACAGGAGTTTAGGAAAGCCATGGGGTAATCCACGGCTGTCAGGTGCGGTAAAGTGGCGCATCCGATATTGGCTTGACCCCTCGTTCAGAGCTCGCGAGATCGAGAAGGTGCAGACCCTCAAGGAAAAAAGGGCTGCGCGGATTAAAGCGAACAACGATGGCACGCTCACGGGTAACGTGATCGTCAAGCTATTCGCGCAGGCGAGAGTCTGCCCCTACTGCACTAGACCCATGCGCTCAGTCGAGAAGAACCTAGACCATATTGTGCCATTGAGCAGAGGCGGCGCTCACTCGGTATACAACGTGCTGGTGTGTTGCAAGACGTGCAACAGTAGGAAGGCTGCCGGACCAAGCCCCCTTCTAGGTTCTTCCCCGCTTCCGGGCTCGGGGGTAATTAAGAGCCCAGCAATCTGGGATATGTGACCAAAAAACTCGCCGGATTCCGTAATGACTGAGCGCACGGTCACTGAGATTGCAGACCTCATTGGGGAGCCGGTCAGCACTGTACACGACTGGGTGGCGCGCGGCGATTTGAGGTCGCACAAGGCGGGCCGGAATCGACTGGTTGCTGACGAGGACCTGATCCCGTTTCTCGCAAAGCGCGAGGCGACGGGCTCACAACGCGAACGCTTGGCGCGTGCGCAAGCGGAGCGCGTCGAGATGGACAATTCAGCGCGGCGCGGCCAACTCATCCACGCCGATTTGGTCGAGGAAACTTTGATGGGACAGGCCGCGTACCTCGCGCAAGCGCACGATGCGGTAGCGGGCAGATTGGCGCATGAACTTGCAGGTATCACAGATCCAGGAATCATCCGCGCCAAAATTCTCGTCGAGATGCGTGAGATTCGAGAAGGTCTCTCGCAGTACGGTCTCCGAACTGCGGACGCTCTCGAGCAAGTGGCGCAAGAACTCGAGCGTGACGAAGCCGCCGCCGAACCGGACGGCGAGCCAGTGGGCGGATCAGACAAGGCGCCTACCCGAAGGAAGCGCCGAACCCGGAAGGTGGCGAAGTAGCAGGACGCCGTACTGCATACCGATCGTCGAGGCGTGCTCGGACCCGCGATATCGCCGGGTCACGGCGATCATGGGTTCGCAGATGGGCAAGACCGAGGCGTTATTCAACGTCATCGGTCACAAGCTGGATGATGATCCGGCGCCGATTCTGTACTTCGGCCCGACGAAATCGAATATCGACGGTGTAATCGAGCCGCGCGTGGCGCAGATGCTGCGATCGGCGCCGTCGCTGTGGTCGAAGACGTTGCACGGAAGGCGCGCGCAGAAGCTCGTCAAGCGCGTAGCGGGCGTCACGTTGCGCCTGGCGTGGGCGGGTTCTCCGACCGAGCTCGCGTCTCAGCCCGCGCATACGGTGCTGGCGGACGAGGTGGATCGCATGGAGCCGATCCCCGGCGAGGGCGATCCGCTCACGCTTGCCGAGGCGCGCATTGCGACGTATCCCGACGGCCGGCTGATCGTCACCTCGACGCCGACGGAAGGGAACGTCGAGACCTACATTCACCCGGACACGGGGATCGAGCACTGGAAGGTGGCGAAACCCGAGGATATTGCGAGCCCGTCTTGGAAGCTGTGGCAGGAGGGCACGCGGTTCGAGTGGGCGGTGCCGTGTCCGGAATGTGACGAGTACTTCGTCCCGCGCTTCAAGCTGCTGTGGTGGCCGAAGGGCGCTACGGCGCGTCAGGCGCTTCGAGAGGCGCGACTGACCTGCGCGCGCTGCGGCACGCAGATCGAGGATCACAAGAAGACGTGGATGAACGAGCGCGGGCACTACCTAGCGCCCGGGCAGAAGGTCGAGAACGGCGTGGTGGTCGGCGAGGTTCCGGAAGCGTCGGATGCGTCGTTCTGGGCCTCCGCGCTCATGTCGCCCTGGGTGACGTTCGGAAAGCGCGCGTCGGACTGGATCAAGGCGGTGGCCAGCGGCGACCCGGATCGAATCCGCGGCGTGCTGAACACCGCCTATGGCGAACTGTACCGCGTCGGCGGCGAAGCGCCCCCGTGGCAGCGGATTCGCGATCTGTGCGGCGAATACGTGTCAGGCCATGTGCCAGCCGGCGTTGAGTCGATCACCGCGTTCGTCGACGTGCAAAAGGATCGGCTGGTCTACGTGATTCGAGGCTGGGGCGCGGGCATGCAGTCTTGGCTGATCGAGGCCGGCGAGTTGTGGGGCGACACAGAGCTAGAGGACGTGTGGCAACGGCTCGGCGAATTTCGCGACCGCAAGTTCGGCGAGCGGGATCTGCGGATCAAGCGACTTGGCGTCGACTCGGGTTACAGGCCGGGCGACGTGAAGCGCACGCCGGATAACCGGGTGTACGAATTCTGCCGTCGCTACAAAGGCTGGGCGCTGCCGACGCGCGGGCGTGATCGGATGACCAAGCCGCTGAGCCCGTCGCTGATCGACGTGACGGTGCGCGGCAAGGTCGTGAAGAACGGCCTGCAGCTCTGGCACATGGACACGGACTTCTTCAAGTCGTGGGTCTATGCGCGCTTCGAGTGGCCGAAGGATCAGCCGGGCGGTTGGTCTGTGCCGACGGACGTGACCGACGACTACTGCCAGCAGGTGACTGCTGAGGCGCGTGTCCTGAA